ATTGCGATTGTTATGAACAAAATGGGATTAAGAAGAGGTTGTGTGAATACATCGTGAGATGGGTTCACATGAATCTCAACTTCTGGACCAAACGGTTTATCTATCCTAAGATCAATGGAAGATTTAATTAATCTTCCAGAAGATCTTCTTAATAGCTGTATCACTCTTAATGGTGGTATGGATTCATACTACGCTAAGAGTGTACTATCTCTAAAGGCTTTTGTCTTACATCTTCGTGAAAAATATATGTCTATATTTTCCATAAAAGAAGCAAAGACAAAATACTTGAGAAAGATATCTATTAAACCGGATAAAGAAGGGAAATCCCGTCCATTTGCGATATTTGAATACATAAGTCAGATGGCTCTTTCGAACCTTCATGATTCAGTATTTAATATCTTAAAAGGACTACCATGAGATTCCACGTTTGATCAAAATCGTGGATTTCGTGATATTCTTTATGGAGGATATAACTTCTATGCTTCGTTTGATTTAACTGCGGCTACTGATAGATTTCCGCTGTCTTTCCAAAAGAAAGTAGTAGAACATCTATTAGATAGTTCAGAGAAATCAGAAGCATGAAGTCACATTATGGTTGGTTACCCTTTCGTATTACCAGATGGTAATATGATTGAGTTTTCAACAGGACAACCTTTAGGAGCGAAAAGCTCTTGAGGTGTATTCTCCCTATCACATCACGTCGCAGTGCACATAAGTGCGCTACGATGCAATTGACAAGGAGAAGGTCCCTTACCATATCGTATCTTAGGAGACGATATAGTCATAATGGATAAAAAGATATCATCTAGCTATCTGGACGTGATGACAGAACTTGGTGTATCAATTTCTCCAACGAAAACTCATCAAGGGGAAACCCTTTTTGAATTCGCTAAAAGATTTGGATACAAAGGTTCTGAAATCACCCAGTTCCCCATAACTTCTATCGTAGAACACCTAACAGTGTACTCGTTAGTAGCACAGGGACTGGAGTCTGCTCGAGAAAGAGGTTTTCTTCCTCTATTCATACAGAGCAACTCTCCAGACTTCTGGAATGATCTAGTGTCATTGACTCATAAAAAATCAAATAGATTGAAAATCTATTTAATTAATAAAATGAGACAATTTCACCTATTACCTTCATCTTCTAAGCCCATTATGGTTCAAGTGCAAGATTTAAAAACCTTGTCTCGGGAGTCATATGGGATAGAAGATTTCTCTATAATCGACAAGGCATTGTTAGATGCCAACATCGAAATGAGAGAAAGGGAAATAGACAGATTGACAACTAAAAAGGCCAAGTATAACATGGTTATACAAGGACTTTTAAGCTCAATCATGTTCTTCATTCCATGAGACCAAGTTTCAGTAACTCACAGGGAATATCTTCCTGTTATATCGGCATTAGATAAAAGTACAAAATTAAAATTTGATACTTTAATCAACATCCGAGAGTTAAAGACTGGTATTGATGCCTCTAAAATTTTGGAAACTGATCCTATAAGACCAGTTCCTCAATTAAAAGGGCTTCAACCAGTGAGACCAAATGAGGTCATAGCTAGATCTAGATCGGCACTTCTAAAGCCTTTCTTAAATAAATTAAGAGAAGCTAAAGAGGCAGCGATTTTGAAACAAACTACTCCACTCAAATAAGGTTCAAACCTGGGGAGAGTGAGATACTGGGTCCGCAAGGACCC